TACGCGGGCCTCATATCCGTCTGGGGAAACGGTATGGCTCCCACTACTGGTATTGTTATCACTCCACTAGGCCAGTCGTTCTAGTGGCAGGCTTATTTAGATTGAGCCAGCGCGTTCTCTGGCTAGTACTCCGCGACCAGATCTGCCACTAAATTCGGCTTTTTCTAGTTCGGTAAGTTGTTTAGTTTGTCTGATTGCTTCTGCTGAACCAAGCGTATTAAGTACTGCCTGTTCTGCTGTCTGTTGTGTGTAAGGATCTTGGTTATAGATTGAGGCAAGTTGTCCACCACGAATAGAGGCTTCAGCAATAGTAGGCGCTGCCGCTTGATAGCGTGCTCCTGTGATGTTTTCACCAACAAGTGCTTCAGCACCCATCTTAGTTGCTTGCAAACCAGCAGCCCTCTGTGCCGCACCAATCTCAGAAGCACTTACCTTACGCTTAATATCAGATATAGCGTTACTTGGGTTAAGAACAAAATCAAGGAAATCGCCGTCATTAAGATCTGGGTAAAACTTCTTAGCAGTATCTAGGACCAACTTGTTTGCGTTAAGGACCTTCTGGCCTTCCATAATTCTTTCTTCAAAAGTAATTGGATTTATGTTTTTGGCAATGGCATCTTCAAAGTATTGCTGAACCCCTAGTTCACCACGTGTGTAGTACTTCGCTGGTAATCCATAGTTCTGTGCAATTTGCTGGTACTTATCTTCAAGACCTAAATAAGTTGCTTCGTCAATAGCTGCAAATCCATTAGCTACACGCTTAGCGTTAGCAGCAAAGCGCTTCTGGTATGCCTTTGAATTACGCAGTGCTATGGTACGTTCAGACGCTGATTGGCTATTGATAATGCTCTGCTTAACATCTGATACTAGACTTCCTAAACCAAGTTTATCAAACTCTGCATATAGAATATCGTAGGCTGATACACGTCCTGCTAAATTCTTTGCAGCAGCATCGGCAGTAGCAGCGGCAGCAGTGGCTTGAAGCGTACCTTTTCTACGGATCTTTTCTGTTTTGTCATCATATACATCAATGATATCGCCAGTTGTTGGATCGGTGTAGGTAGAGATAATCTTTGGTTCTACGACTACTTTTTTCTCTGGTATGAACTCTTCAGAAGCAGCGATTGGAACTGTTCCATCTTGTGCGACTCCATTGGCATCTACATCTACTGGTCCATTTACAGTCTGGACTATACCTGCCGGAACCCAAGAATTTTCCATTTCAACTTGAACTGGGTTAACAGTTTCATTTACTTTAACTCCAGCAACAACTCCAGCACCTAGACCACCAAGTGGTCCAACTTGTTTAATAGCATTTGCATTGGTTGCAGCCTTTGCTTTTGCTGCCATTTTTGCATCGTACATAGCGTCTTTTGATGCCATTTATTTACCCCTGGAATCCAAAGTCACGTAGCACTTGAAGTGCTACATCTGATACTTCTTGCTTAGCATTTTCTGTATATTGCCAACGATTGTCTGCTTTAAGTTGCTTCTTAAAGTCATACAAATTCATATCGCCTTTATCGGTGATGGCACTACGAAGTAGTGGGTCATTAAGATCAATCTGGTCTGGATCACCAATCTCAAGTACGTTAGCCATAGCTGTTCGGTAAGGCTTAAATACCTGATCCAAGTTATATCCCTGAGCCAGTAGGTCACGGACATACTGTGGCTGTCCTTGTGCTGCCATCTTTCGTGCATCTGAGATGACTCGATTAACGTCAATCTTTCCTGTTGCGATTCCTTGTAGGACTTGGTCTACGCTAGATCCACCAGGGACAATATCTGCCAACTGGAACCCATTATTACGGGCAGCCTTTACCAATTCATTGTAGTTCTGAAGTGCTTGTCCTGAATAACCTTCGGTAGTTTTACCACCGATTGTTCCAGCTACTGCACGGATAGATGACGCTAGGAAGTCATCAATAAATGTTTCATCTTCTTCTTTGTTTGTAAGGTATATGTTTTCAGCAGCCTTACGAAGCGCAACTGGATCTGATGCAGCAGCTGAACCAATTTTAACTGCACGATTTTCAAGCTGACGAACGATGGCTTCAATGTCCTGCTCGTATTGGGTGGTACCTTGTGCTCGACCACTCTCTTGCAGATCACGATAGTTGTAGTACTGAACAAAGCGATCTTTGATTCCTTTTGAGTTCTGCTTGTACCAAACATCGTTACGAATACGACGAACAAATTCGTCATCCGTCATCTTGCTCTTTGGGTTTACATATTCTTCAAAGATTGTTCGTAGGCTATCAATGTTCTTAAATAGAGATTCAGATAGTCCGTACTTTTCTGCAATGTCCCTGACACCGGCTACCTTATCTACAGGAGGAAGTGCGTTAGGTCCGACCTCTACCTTTTCTGGTGCTTCTCCAGTAGCAGGTTTAATATCTGCAACTTTAATTACTTCTCCAGTAACTGGATTACGGGTAGTTGCTTCTGCCTTAACCTTTGGCTTTGCAGGAGTTTCTTTTGCAGGGCCTTGAATTGGAACTTCAGATGGTGTCTCTGCCATTACCTTTGGCGTAGATGGTGGAGTAACTCCAGTTTCAGGCTCATTAAATGTAGCAACCTTTTTGCCTAGGAGCTTTGCACGGGCAGAGACAAGAGACGCTGGACGCTTATTGATTGCTGTAAGTGCGCTTTGGTAGTCATCTACCAGTGCATCTATATCATCTCTAATCTTTTGAGCATCATCACTTTCTGGATCAAGTTGAAGAGCAAGGGCTTCTTCTAATCTTGCATACTCACGTTCAATATCTTTGGCTTTTTCTTTACCTTTTTCTGAACGTTGTTCAGCAACAAAATCGCTTAATACTTTTTTTGCTTCTTTGAGTTCCTTTTGAAGATCCTCAATGATGGCTTCATCAACTTTAAGTTTTGCTAAAGACTTAGCGCGTAACTCTTCTGAATAATCAACACCTTGTGCAAACTTCTTGCTGGTTTTAATTCCGCGATTGACATATGCAATCCTATTTTCAAGACGATTTACTTTGTCTTTAAGACGTTGTTCTTCATTTCTTTGGGTTGGCTGTAGTGGCATTACTGTAGCCCTCCAAGTTCTCTTAGCAGTAACTCATTAGCGCTTTCAGCACGAGTCTTTTCTGCTGCTCCTGTTTGTGAAATCTTCTCTGTAATAAACTGCTCTTCGTTAATGCCACCTGTTTGTACTAGGTTTCCAGATGCGTCATAGCGCTGAACGGTAGGGTTCTGCTTTTCAGCACGACGAATATCTTTTCTGGCTGCTTCTAATTCTTTGGCAGTTGGTCCGTATCCCGTAAGTTTCTGATATAACTTTGTTACAAGAGAATCAATGTCTGTGTCATTGGCAATATAAGTCTGGCTTATGGTTCTTGCTTTTCCGTCACCACCAGTTTCGCCAAAACTGATTTGTTCGTTTAAGAACTCATCGCGTCCTACTGGACGGATAGCAGCGATAGATAGACGATCTTCTTCTGCTCTATCCAAAGCCTTTTGGAAAGCAGGTGTATACTTAGTAGTTACAGGACCTTTATAGTATCCGGCAGACTTTAGGAGCTTAGAATATCCGCTGATAAGAGCAGGGCTTTTAGCAAGAGCCTTCTTAAAAGCACTATATTCGGTAAGTGATGTAGCAGTTGGGCTACCATCTTGCTGAACTTCTACCTCAGATTGTATCTTGGCTATGCCTTTACTTGTTCCTACGCCAGCCATTTAGTCTCCTAACAATCTACCAAAGAGCACGTTGTAGGCACTCTGTGTATTTTCGTTGTACGTTGCAAGTTCTCTCATTTTAAGAATAGTCTCTTCCTTATTCATAGTTGCAAGGAATTGGCTACCACCAAAGGTATCTAGTTCATCCTTTGTTGTCTTGTAATCGTTGTAAAGTTTAAGCATCTCACGAAGTTTATTTGCAACATCAGGTGAAGCTGCGAACGCTGACTTATTAGAAAGCATTTCCTGAAGGTCATTAAGAGCCTTCATACGCTCAATAGCCTTCTTGCCTCCTTGGGCAAGTTCTTCTTGAACTAATGGTCTACCTGCCTTGAAGGTTGTAGCCCAACCTTGGAACTCCTGACGAAGTTGTGAACGCTCGAAGTCTGTGCTTACTGCTTCAAGATTTGTTTCGTACTCGTTCTTCTTTTCGTAGTAAGTCTGCATATCTGCTGCTGTCTGTACTTCACGCAAGAAATCATCTACGCGCTTGTTCTGACGTAGACCCATATCGGTCATAGTCTTGTAAGCATCCCAAGAGTATCCGCCCTTGTGAGGGATAAGGAAGGCTGCTGCCTGTGGATAATCCTTGAACAACTTCTCGTTAGACTCTACAAAGTCGCCAGACTCCTGTGCATAACGGAAGTATGCAACAGTCGAACGGTCTGATTCAGAGATAGTAAATGGCATTTGGTCTGGATAACGCTTGACCCATTCAGCCATAGCAGTATCGTAATCACCATACTTATCTAAAATTCCATACCAAGTCTGCTTGAATGATGCTTCACCATTGTCGCGTACCCAGTCAGCCATATCAGACTTGAGCATTACCTGTGCTGTAGCAGGTGCTGTGAATCCGTAGATAACACGCATACCAAGGATACTCATTGTAGTATTCTTCAGTTGCAAACGGTACTTTTCCAAATCAGCTGCGCTGAATGGGACAGGCACCTTTTCTCCGTTAACAATCTTGTATTCCTGTTGTAGTCCGTGACCTGATGCCTCAAGATAAGTCATAGCCTTACGCATTGCTGATGCGTACTGACCATCACGCTCATCTTTGTTCATAGCAGAGTAGATACGGTTTACGTGTGCTGGCAAGAAAGCAGAAACCATTGGTTGATCTTCTGCATACTTACCTAAAAGTGTAGTTGTAATGCGGTCTGCTGCACCTGGGTTGAATATATTCACTAGGTTTGCTGCAACTTTGATCGAGAATCCAGATAAAGGACCGGCAAGAGTAGGGATAGCAGACTCTGGATTAAGCGAAGGTGTAATCATCTTCAACTTAGCGCCAAACTCTACAGGGAAAGGTACCTTAAACTCTGCTGGTACACCTAACGCTGCCATTGTAGTCTGAACTGCCTTGTAAACATACTGAGTTCCTGGGTATAGGAAGTATGGCTCACCTTGATCGTCGTACTGAACCCAACCTGAGTGTGTTACGCCCTCATAAGTAAGGCTTGCTCTAACGATTGCCTCTGGGTTGTAGCGTACAACGCGATAAACACGACGATAGAAGTCCTCAGTAGCACGATAGAAGCGTGCAAAGTTACGAATACCAAAGGCTAACTGTGTCTGAACCGCAGGATTATCTACATAAGCAAGGGTTTGTAGACGTGCTCGATCTTCTGCGATCTCTGCAAGTTTATATTTAGCGTTTTCTGTAGCACGTTCTAGTGCTTTAGGAGCTGTAATACCTTTAGTATGTGAAGCAATGAAGGCATCTTCAAAACCAGTGCTCTTGAAGTCTTTACGAATCTTAATCATCTCAGAAAGAACCATAGGTTCACGTGAGAAACGGGCATTAGCGTTACCTAACCAGTCCCAACCCCACTCCATAAAGGATGTGGCATAGTTACCTGTATCGGTAATAGGTACTAACTGTGGTCCAACGATGTAGGTTGGTACATCTGCCTCTGCTTTAGGTAAATCATCTAGTCCAAGTTTACCAGTGACACGGTATTCCCCAAGTTCATCATCAAATGAACGCACCTTTGAGAGAAGATTTTGGTTGATCTTGCCATCTTTCTTAACAAAGAGTTGTTTTGCTGCATCATAGATGCGCTTTGCGTGCTCTTCTCTGGAAATTCCACGCTCTTCCATACGGAAGGCTGATACCAACTTAGAGTTTTTAGGATCATTAAGCCAGTTAGCAATCTTTGCAACTGCTGCTGCTTCTCCTGCTGCATCATCTGCTAGGTTAGCAACTGCAATACGACCTAACTTGTCGTTTGAGTAGTAACCAATGCGATAAATCCAAGATACTTGGTTTGCTTCGTTAGCCAATGGAGCCATCTGGGTATATCCAGCCTTGCCTCTGGCAAGAGCAGTATTACCCTTTGGTAGATCATAAGATAGTTCTGCTGTGCGAACCTTGTTTTTACGAGTAAAGTTAACGGTACGTGTGTAAGCATCCATTCCGGTAAAGGCATTTTTGCTACCTTCGACAACATCCATAAGAGCATTGTCTAGGTCGCCGTACTTGATCTGATCGGCTAGTGCCAAACGATCTTCTTTAGTAAATCTTCCAAGCCCTGTGCTTTCATAGAAACGGGCCATCTTGCCTTCATTAAGAGCGTTAGCTGTAATCTCACGGATCTTCTTAATATCTCCGTCTGCTGCTTTAATCAAAGCTCCGTAGTTCTTTGCTTCTCTTTTATTGATAAAGCGCATAACTGAACCAAGTGAGTTTGCGCTTGCCTTGTCAAATTTACTTAAACCTTCTTCAACTTGACGTGCTGTGCGTAGACGGGTTGATAAACCACGTGCTTTAGCCAAACCATATGGTGACTCACCAATAGCAAGGTGTACAAGTAGATCTTCTGTTGCGTTACGGATAGCATAACGTGGACCGGCAAGGGTTGCAAATGACCATAGGCTTGTCATCTTCTCTACCCATTCAGAGTGTGCCAAACCGAACAAACGCTGGACAAGCCCTGAACGAGCTGCTCCTCTATCAATATCTCGGACACTAAGTGTGGTCACGTAATCTGACACATCAGACAAGATAAGAGCAACTTGCTCACCATCTGGAAGCGCTGCTGGGTTATAGCCAGTCACAGGATCTGTAGAAGCAAACACCTTATTAGGACCTAGACGCAAAGGATCGGCAATAATCTTGCCTTCTTTGGTTACGTTAAGTCCACGAATATCTGCGATAGTAGATTGCAGGCCGTAGAAGATTTCCTTCTTGCGTCCTACTTCAGCATTATCAAATGCCTGAGCAATGAGTTTAGAATCGTTCTTAGGCAATACCAAGCGTGCGTAACGGTATACCTTTTGAGCACCATCGGCTGATGTTACATCAAATAGGCTATCTTCAAAAAAAGGTATGATGCTGAACTTAGCCTTAAAGCGATCAATTCGATACTGGACCTGTGCCATTGAAAAACGTGCTGTTCTTCTAGCATCTGCTTGTGCCTTGACGTTTGTAACTATAGTTTCTTTGCCATCAATAATTGCTTTGGCAATACCATCATCTGTAGCAGCGCCTGCAAAGTAATTATCGTCAATAAAGCGTGGACCAATTTTGTCCATATTAAAAACTTTATTTGCTGTAGTTACTGTATTGACACGAGCCTGACGTAAAGGGTCCATACGTGGGATCATCACGCGCTTGCGCCCGATCTGGCCCTTCATCATCTCTTCTACTTGCTTTGCATTTTGAAAAAATGCTTTAGCAGTATCAGCGTTTGTGATAGGTACATCAATATCAATAAATGACTTGATTACCGGATCACCAAACTCTGGGGCTAATATCCCTAGACGCTTCTTGATATCTACAGCTTCTTTTGTAGCACCTTCAGTAATAGCCTTTTTGTAGTTAGAAAGTTCTGCGCCGTACTGATTCCAGAAGTTTTGGACCTGTGGTTTAGCAAATACTTCGGCAACTTTATTACCACCGACAACTACATCTAGTGAGTAGCGTGATATGTCAACTGCACGCTTTATCTTTCCACCAATAATAAGTGGATCTGCAAGAACACGGAAGGCTGCATCAAATGCGCCGGATACTGAACGATAGAAGAATCCTGAACCTTCAACCTCTTCAGGTGTAATAAGGTTAGCAATTTGGCGACCAGGTGAGTACTTAGCTGCCTGTGTTGCATCTAGCGCATCTTGGAAAAAATCATCTTTGTTCTGTGCAGCAAGGGCTGCAATTCCACGTTCGGCTTCAGTTCCGCTACTTGCGATATCGCTTAGTTTCTCACCAGAGGCTACACGCATTGCTACATTAACGCGATCTGTACCAAACTTAGACTTAGCCTTTTCAATACGACCAGTGTTAAATACCTTGTCGCCTTTATCGTTGGCTTCTGTCCAAGCAAATCCTAGTTCACCGCGTTCTGCAATAGGAATAACTGCTGCGCGGTATGCACGTGTTGTAAGATCTGACACTTCTTGTAGACCAGAAAGAAGCGCACCGCCGGTGTAGTGCCAAGCACTTCCCCACCAGCCACGCTGTTCTTTTTCCGCAGGGTTTTGTTCTCCTGCTACACGCTTGAGAGCTGCCTGTTGTTCAGGTGTCTTAGAACTATATGCTTGCTTGGCTACATTAGATGGAAGGTTAGATAGTTCTCTATGAACTGATAGCGTCTTTTGCAACGCTTCCATTGCTTTTTTTTCTTCTGGAGTCAAACCCGCAGCAGCTGAAGCTGCTTTTAGATTATCAGCCATTAGTCACCTCGCGCAACTGCTTCTGAATACAAGATAGCAATAGAACCATCTGTGTCAAAAGGTAAAAGTTTTGCTAAAGTGTCGGAAGTCTTAACTGCTGATTTTGTCATCATTAGTGCTTCTGATCCTGGGCCTGGGCCTCGATCTAAGCCAGCAGTAATAGGACGTACATCATTAGACATTGCAAATAATTCTGTAGGTTGTGCAGGTGCAGGACGTAATCTATCTTGTGGTTCTGCTACTGCATCTGGAGTTGTACCTAGTGGAGCACCTGACTTAATAGCCTGCGTCTCAACACCTTCTCCGTATGCAATGGAACCCATCTTCATTTCTGGCGTGCCAATGTCTGTACGCTTGGCATAAACACTTGGGCCAGAAACGCCAGCTATAGGATTTTCAGCCATCTGTTCCCTCCTGTAACTGTTCTAGGTCTGTGGTCATTTCTTCCCACGCTTGCATTGTTTTTGTCTTTTGGTTTGAATGATAAATACTAAGTTCAAATAATTCTGAAAAGAATGTTTCTAATACTTGCGATAAATTGTAAAGAGCACCTGTAAATATAACAAGTAAATCTGTTGGGCGTACAGGGCGTGGAACCCTATCGTTGTGATTCAGCACCCTGTACACCCTTCAGTAAATTAAGCCTTCTTGCCTTTGCGAGCAGCTGGAGCGTAGCCAAACTTGACTTCTCCACCCTTAACTGAACCAGCCTTTGTATCAACCTTAACTGGCTGTACTGGAGCCTTTGCGTGTGTTCCCTTGTTCATAGTGCGCCTCCTTTCCTTTATGCTGCGCCAGTTATACCGGCTAGTAGTTGTGCTATATCGGGACGTTGACCAGCAGCAGGGGCCATACCACCTTGTTCTTGTGGAGGTTGCGCTGAGGCTGGGGCGGGGGCCGCACCTGCTGCTGGAACTTGAGGAGGCATACCTGCCATTGCCATCTCAGGCATAGCAGGAGCTGGAGGTGGAGGTTCTGGCGCAAACGCCTTTTCCACGATTGACTCTAACGACAAACCTTTTTGACGACCCGCGATGACTTCAGCAATGCGAGTAACAGCCTGGGAAGGATCTTGACCTTGCGATGCCATCGCAGGGATGGTTTGAGCGTACTGAGCAACAGCGATACGTAAAGAGTCGCGTAACTCTTCGATATCAACTCGCTGTTCTTCTTGTGTAACATTGATCTCCACTGGTAGTTCACGGCGTACATAGTCGCGGGAAACAAGTTTATCTGAACGCATTTGTAGTAATGCGATAACTGCACGGTTAGGGTCCATACCGGACATAATTCCGTAGCGTACATCTACTCCGTACTCACCCTTGATGTCACGGGAAGGGATGTACTTGAGTGTGTAAGGTGTACCGTCATCGGTTCCCTTAATTGTTTTCTGGATAGATCCGAAGATCTTCTCATCTACCTCAAAGCAAAGACCAATAAGATCTTCAAAGAGGCGTGCAAACTGTGCTTGTGCTGCCTTGATCTGTGTATCAAAGCCTGCCTGTAGTGCTTGGATAGACTTTTCTGCTGCTTGGATCTGCAAGATAGCAAAGCGAGCACGAGCAAGTTGTACTGCTAGTACATCATCAAACTGACCACGTGCCTGCTCATCAAGAGACGGACGGATATAGACACGTGCTAAACACTTACCAACTGGGTTAGGTACACGTGAGAGTACCAAGTTGTTGCGCTGTGGCAGATAGATGAGATCTTGGTCTGCATCGTGATAGCGCACGATAGTCATATATGGAGATCCTGGTTGGAAGTTATTCTTCTTCAGGATCGCTTCTGCAAACTCTGGGTACTGTGCTGCGATTGTATCAGCATCAGATACGATCAACTGGCTAAGTGAGATCGTGCGACCAAAGCGGTCCATCTCTGGGTAGCAACCTGTTGGATCAAGTAGGCGCATACGAGGGTTGTTATCCTCATAGTCCATCTCTACCATACCGATAGTCATACCGTAGGTGTTATACCAGTCAGCGTTCTTGTAGTTCTGTAGTGAAAGGTTGGAATAAGATACGTAGTAGTTAGCGATACGAGTGCGGGTATCTGCTGCCTTACGCTGTGCATCAGAAACCATATTGTTTGCAGAGCAGTTAAAGGAAGGTAGAGGAGCACCGGCTTCAGCCAAGTCACGTGCTGCAACGTCAATGAAGTTAGCAACGAGTGGCTTTGGGTAATCCTCGGAGAACATTGATGGGAATACTTTAGACAAGTCTCCCTGACGTACAGAAAGAACGTCGCGCATACGCTGATCGCGTGGAGCGTACTTGGTACGCAAACGCGCTAGCTTCGCGTCAATCTCTTTAACTGATAACAATGGAACTCCTTAGATGAATGTCTTGTTTTGCTCTGCGATAAGTTCATCTATGTTGACGACTACTCGCTTGCCTAGTTCTCTCCTAGACAAAAATGGATTCTTCAAGTGATGGCTTGCATACTGACCATAGTTGAGCCAAAGAGTGTAGCCATTGATGCAACACCGAAGCCTGCATCCCACTTGTTCTGACCTGTGTGGTGTTCTTTAAGTAGTACACCTCTAGTAGCAAGGTGCTGCCTAATTCCTTCATCTTGGGTAAGGAAGGCTTGGAAAGCGTTCTTCTCTACTACCCATTCAGAAGGACTGTATAGCGAAGTCCAACTAAAGATCAGTTCGCGGATCTGTGCCGGAGACGGACCAGTGATCTTGATAGCATCAACAATGTAACGTTTATTGGAACTTCGATCAATAGCATAGCAGATCGCAGCAGTATCACCGACCATAGCAGGATCAAGACCACAGATAATACTAAAGCCAGAAAGATCTTTCGGATGACCTGGATAACCTGGTTCAAGACGACCTGACTTTCTCATCCCGTCAATAGAACCTTTAACACAGACGGGATCAAAAGCTGCGTTCTCAGATATATCTTGTTGCTGGTAGACCAACGCCCAGGTAGATGTATCCATCGCTTGGCGTTCGTTGTATAGGTTACGACCAGACCAACGTGGGTATAAACCTTCTTCGTTCTTATCGGCTTCTTCTTGCCCATCAAAGGGCATATCCGAATAAGGCCAAAGCGTAACCCACTTGTCAGGGTCCTCATCTGCTTCCAAAAGCGCCGGCATAGCCAAGTACTTCCAAGGAACTAGCCCACCAGGGTAGCGGTCCTCAGAGCGTAGCTCGCGGTAGAGATCTACCGAGGCCACACGGGTACCAATAACAATCAATTTACCTGTAGGGTTCAAACGAGATCGCACGTCTTGGGTCAACCAGCGGATCTGCTTCTCAAACTCATTAGCGTTCTTTAATGTCACAGCGTCGTCTACGATAATCATATCTGCACGCTTACCGTAGATCTGACCACCGATACCGACGGCCTCGATGTTCGGGTCCTTTTCAGATGACTCACGGAGTTCATCACCGAAGGTAACACGGGTTGCCTGCCACGAAGCAGACTTAGAGTTAAACCCTACGCCAGCAGCATACGCAGTCTGTAACTCTTGGTACATTGGGTGCGTCAGACGTTGCTTGATGGCGTAGAGAAAGTCGGCAGCTAACTGCTGCGTTTGGGAAACTATCAGTACTCGAAAGTTAGGATTCCTACATACCTGCCACGTCACGTAATCCACCGTAATTGTGATGGACTTGGCGTGGTTTGGCGGGATGTTGATAAGCACACGGTTTGAGGCCAACCCTGGTTCAAACTTCATAGAGGGGTGTAACCACCCTGGTTCACGACCTTCAATCACATCTACGATGTTCTGCTGATGTGGGAAGGTACGGCTATGGAGGAACTGCTGGCGGAACTCTGGAAAGGTCATATCGTGGACATCGGATGAGGCAAAGGACTTATCCTTCAAACCTAGCCGTGTCCGGTCAATCTTGTCTGCAAAGATCTTATCAGTGCGACGGTAATACTCGTAGGTCTTAATAGACTTACCTGCGCTGCCACAGGCAGCTTCAATGGTCATACCTTCTGAGACACAGCCTAGGATGATTCGCTTGGCGATGTCGGCGGAATTATCTGCCACGTAGTGTCTCCTTAAAGATTGTGGGAAACGGCACGGGCCGGAATCAGATTCTCTTATGGTGGGTTAAAGCGATTCGATTTAGTGGTGGGCTAAATATAACTATCCCCACTAAAAGGTGCCGACAGCAACGGGCTTAACGCCCGAGCGAAGCCACAGCGAGTGAGGGGTAAGTTGGAACTCGGCCTAGGGGCCTCGCCAGAGGACCGCGTAGGGGCTATCCACACTGCCGCCCCTACTATATATAAGGCAGGAAAAAAAGGCCATTTCCTGTTTTTACGGTGTGACGTTGCTCACATACTATAAAAGTCCTGTTCAGACGGGGTTTCACTTTAGCAAATATATTTTTCTG